GCAAGGAGGAGATGCCCATATAACATCAGGAATAAAAGGTATGTCATCTTTAGTTAAGAACTCAATATCTTTAACTAAATCTATACCATCAAAATTATTAATATCTACAGAGAAAACCTCATAGCCTAATTCATCAGCTACTTTTCCTATTGACCTACTTCCTGCAAATAATTCTAAGACTTTCATTATTCTTTTAGTATATATTTTAATTGTACTCTCACTTTGTCTATAGTTGTGAACAAGCTGTTTCTACTTATACCTGTTTTCTTTGCAAGACTATCAAGTGTATTCCCTTCATAGTAATATAAAGTAAAAACTTTAGAATCATACCAAGAAAAACTCTCTAAGGCTTTATCTATCTGTTCTAGGCTAGTCCATTGATAGTCGTCTGTTATTTCGTTAGGCAGGTTGTAAAGGTGCATAGATGGTATTGTTTCCCCTGATTGCATTTCATCATAAGTAACTGCACTTGTTAAACTGTCTATATGTGTGTAATACTTTTTGTACTTATAATAGTAATTACTTCTTGGACTTGTTAAAGCCCTTCTTAATGCTACTGCCCCATATTTTGTAACACCCAATATTCCATCCTTATCGTATATAGCTTTTAATGTTTCAGGGTTCATTTGTAGGAAGTACAACATCAATTCCTGTACCGCTTCATTGACTTCATTTTCATCAGAAGTCAGTCCGTATGCCATAGTCCTGAACTTATCTGATAGCTTTGATATCTCTTGGTATATTTCAGTCATTAGTTGTTTCAATTTTATCTATCTTATCTACTGTATCTTGAACAAGCTCATTGAGAACTAATCTGTACGCCCTTACTATTGCTGCATTCTTCTTTGTTTCAACTCCTGCAAAGAATCCGTTCGTTGCTACTGATAAGTTAATAGGTATAATCATTAACCAATCCCAAAAATTATCCTCCCTTGTTCCATCTCCGTATGCGTTATGGTATTCTATTACAACTTCTAAAACCTCTAAGTAGTTTTCATATCTATCTACTGTACCTACATCTTTTGCAAACTCTTGGCACATTGTTATGTAAGTTTCTAGTATTACTCTGTGTTCATCATTTGCGTAAATCGGTTCTGTCATACGCCAAAGATAATTAAATAGTTACGAAATTCCTTTTTCTTGTATTAAGTTTTCAACAAGGTTTTTATAATAACTAATTTGTTCTTCATATTCAACCCTTGAAATCTTTAAAGTCGTTCTAGCTAATTGCTCTAGTTCTTCTGCTCTACCTTCACCATACTTTTCATCAATCCTAAGTGAGAAAAGGTACTGTTCTCCGCTACGAAAAATATTACAACCGACACATTGCACTTCACAATTTCCGTCTTCTGAAAATCTTGTTGCTAAGTGTTTCCTAGATTGGAAATGACCATTCTGCATTCCATCTTTATAACCTCTAACTATTCCACAAGTGAAGCACTGAACCATTCCATACTCGTTAGCTTCCCTAAGTCTTATGTAAAGGCTAAACCACTTATCAAGCTCCTTCTTTAGTTTACTGACTGTCTTTTTCATAACCTAAGTCTTTTCTCCATTTGTTACTTTTTCTTTTGTTTTCATCCTAGATGTTCTAAACAAGTTGGACAAAGTCCTACATCTTTGACGTCATCTGTTATTTCATCATTACAGCACGTGTATTCAATTTCTTCTTGCTCTAATATTTCTTCTATTACTTTGTCTACTTCTTTAATGTTTGATAATTCTCTTTTCATTTTAATAATTTTTGTGATTGATAATATAGAACTTCTTTAGGGTCTTTCCCTAATGTATGTACTTCATAAGTAGCATTGTCTATAATTTTTTTATGAGCATAAACGAATTTATAGAACGTTCTTATGTTTAAAAAAGGTTCGTCTTTACCAAACCTAACACCAATATGGAAAGCTTCCACTATCTGATTGAAAGCCATATTACCAAATCGTTTCTCTTGTATTAAGTCAGCAGCAAATATCTTAGCCAAAGCTGCCATTGATTTTCCATCTGACCTGTGTCCTATTTCTACTGAAGTCTTAGCGATTAATTCATAGACTTTTTCTGTGAGTTCCTTAATATTCTCTTGTTTAAGTGGTTTCATCAATTATTTAATTTAGTATAATAAACTTTTTTTATCCCACTACTTGTTCTTCTGTTTGCATAAACATAAGGTGTAGCAAAACCGAACATCATTCTGAATGAACCTTGCTTTTTAGGGCAATATAGTTTTTCTTTTTCTTTTTTCATAAGTATTCTTTTCCTTTTAAGTATTCGTTAATTTGACTATCTATTTTACTTGTCTTAATTGGTTTATTTTTCTCTCGCATTTCCCAAGTCCGAATACAAGCCCTCCAATCCTTCATTTTGTTTTTACCAACCATCCAACCTTTACTATCATAAAAATTAATAAATGATTCAGCCTCTATATTATTTTTTCTTTCGAGACAATAACTTTCAACTTCAGAAATGTTTGGTATTGTAAAGAGTTTATTAATTATTTTTATTTCTTTATTGTTATTAATAGAAGTTAAGTTTGTAGCTGACAAGTTGTTAAGTAACTTAATAACTTGTAGTTCATTTATTTTAAAGTATTGCTTAGCAGGTATTCCTTTTCTCTTAGTTTCTAAGACAAGATTTGTTTTAAGCGTTTTAAGACACTTGCGCTGCTGATAGGGGGTAAGTGTAGTATCTTTCTCAATATTAGCTTCAGTATTAAAAAACCACCCATCAGTCATACCATTTGCTATAAAGTATTCTTCTTTTGAGATTAGGTCAGCAAGTAGGATAGCTTCTTTTAATCCTACCTGCCTTGCTAATTCTTTATTAAAGATTATAAATGCAGAGCTGCTTAGTAGGTGCTTCATTTTATTTTTACTGTATAATGATAATTTGCAAGCGCAAACTTAACGTTTTCTAATTGATTAGAGAAATCAAAGTAAGATGTTTTTATTTTACAAGACACTTGACCACTTCTAATTTCTAGTAATACTTCAGGATTCAATGTTTCTCTAATCCCGTTTTTAAGCAAGAAACTTTTCATAATATCTTTGTCTAGAAATATTTCTTTAGTTCCATCAATATCTAAATAAGCTTTGTAAACTTTGTCAAAAGTATTACGATAAACTAAACAAGTAGTAAAAAATTTCTTATGAGTTCTTTCATAATGATAAATGTTACTTCTATCTCTGTTAAGGACTTTGCCTATAATTACTCTATTTATGTCTTCTTCAGTTCTTGCAATGTAACTAGCTACTGCTCTAGCTGCCTGTAGTGGTCGCTTCCTACTCTTTGTAGAAAGCGAACCATCAGGAAATCCTAGAACTCTGGTTGTAAGACTACATATACATTTAAAGTTATATTCTTCAGTCATCTTAGAATGGTAAATCTCCTTCATCTGCATTTCCTCCTGTTAAATCTACAGCTTTAGTATTTTTGCTAAACCAATATCCGTCAATATTATGAAAGTACCTTCCGTTGTATTCTCTTGAAGATACATTGCACTTTATTAATACTGAATCTCCTACATTCAATTTATCCAATTCATTTATTTTGTCATCACCAAACGCTTGTACTGCAATTTCAGGATTATAGTCTGCACCTGTATTAATTACGATAACTTGTTTTTTCCATTCCTTATCGGACTTTGACATTCCTGATTCTATTGCTAACTTCTTTACTACTTTTCCTGATACTTCCATTTTGATTATGCCTGTTTTTGCAGGTCTTTATTAATTAATTATTGTTTTTTAAAATCTTCTGATTCATCTTCTCCAAATACTCCAAGCTCATAGAACCCTGTTAATTTCAGTACCGCTCTTGACATAGCTCTTTTCTCTGCCATCTCCATTACGTACCACGTGTTACAGTTACCATCTTTAAATCCTTCCCCTTTAAGCGCTGAACCGAAAGTCTGTATTTCTGTTTCAGCTTTTGATGCTTGCGCTTTTACTACACAAAAGTCTTTTTCGCATTTTATAACTTCAAAGACCATTCCTATATCTTCAAGAGCCATAATTTTCTCTATACCACTTCTTGTAATTATGATGTAGTGCTGATGCTTAAAGACATCATCTTTGGTTAGATTGTACTTTATGTACTTTTGTTTAAGTGCTTCAGTTTTCATATATTTCACCTTTATTAATTGGCTAGGATTTTTGCCTGTTTATAATTCTGTGCAAAGTTAAAAATTTATTTTACTTAAAAGTTTTGTATGATAAATGATTCTGTACCAAATTTAATTAGCTGAGTGTAATCCATTATAGAATCTTTGTCTGGATATGTTTCTGCGTCATAGTTTAGATGGAACTCACCTATGTTTTCATATTCTGTATATTCACAACATAAAGAAATAGGGTCAAATTCAATTTGTTCTCCTGTTGAATCTTCATATTCTTCAAGGTAATCAAATAAAGCAACTTGTCCTGTTCTACTAAAGTTATTTGGTCTATGTTCTTGGAACCAATTTTGAAATCTGTAAATGCTAATAGTATCTATCATTTTGTTTTTATATATTTAATTAATTGTTTTTTTATGTATTTCAAATGTTCTGTATCAACCCATTCTAAAAAGTTATAAGAATCAAAACAGATTTGAAAGTCTTTTCCATATTCATCTGTTCCTCTTAAATAAACTTCGTTTTCGTGTGCTTGGAATGTATTAATATCATTCATTCTTTTGTGTATCATTTCTTCTTCTTCCTTTTTTAAATTATTATACTCTTCCATATAATAATCTCTTGCCTTTTTCATATCATTATAATCTTCCTGTTCAATTTTCATTATCTTGTTCTTAAAATTAATGCTTTTCTACCCTTTTGGTTGTAAAGCTTGTTGTATATTTTTAACTTATCTATGACTGCTTGATTCTGTTCTTCTGTTATTTGTAAAATTTCATTCCAGTAAGAGCCTTTAGGTTCTACTTTGTAATTGTAAACCTCATCAAGCATTAGTCTGTTTTTCTTTCTATATTCAACACTTGCTAAGTCTAATTGCTCTTGTGTTCCATAAATCCTTATTGTCCTTTCATCTCCAACTAAGTCATTATCCATTGTAAATAGCCTACTATTCCATTTTGAATCTGATGAATATCCATCTGACTTATAAAAAAAGTCTTGGCAAATTAAATCCAATGTATTGTATTCTAAATATTCTGCGTCTTGTATTGTCATCTTAAAATCTTTTTGAGTTATCAATTGAATTATAATAATTAGTCTTTACCTTAATAAATAAATCTCTTACTATCTCAAAAGATAATAAATTAAGACCATCTTCAGTTAATACTGTATTATCAGGTAAAAGTACAGGTTGATTATTTTGTACATCTAATAAACTTATAATAGCTTCCTGCTTGCTTGTTGCTTCTTTCATTGTAAAATTTTTCATCTTAATAATTTTGATTAATATTACTGCAAATGTACACCTTTAAAGTTACTCACAAAATTATAAACAAGTTTATTTACAAATTTATTAACAATTAAGGGGTTTAACTCTAGGACAAACTTTATAGCTTGTCTAGTATATTACCATTAAAAAGAAAAGAAAGTGCCTAAAAAGGCTAAGAGGGGGTGCTATAAACTAAAGAATAATACTATTATAATTAATAGAATATAAAATAAAGAAAGTTTAGTAGAATCCTTTAATTGCATTACAAAGGCATTAATAAATTAATTGGAAGAGTTCCATTATTCAATACTACACTACAACCTATTGACTGTTTTTTAAAGTTTTTAGCGTATGCAGCTGCGTAAGTTGTAGAGTCTACACCGCATCCTACTTGCATCCCAAATACTCTGTACTTCTTTCCACAGAACCACTGAGTATAAGCTAAAGTATGAGTATGTCCACAAACAGATGACATTAAGTTATTTTTAGCCTTAGCAGCTGCTTGACCTCCTTCTCCATGTTCGTAAAGTACATCATCATATACTACCGATTCAACCCAATTCCAATTAGGAGTACCTAGCACTTCATTGTAAGACCTTATCCACGCTTTAGGGATTCCACCTGAAAAGCTCTTTCTAGCAGCAAGTCGGTCATGGTTTCCGATGCAAACATCCGCATACTCAAAGGCTTTGTACCATTTAGCTACTTTTTCAATAGTTTTTTCAAGTTCTAATCCTGCTGACATTCCATCTGGGTCTGGCTCGTGATAGCTAAACGCATGATTATCCAGAATATCTCCTATGAAAATTACTTGATTACAGTTAAATGTTTCGTACTGTTCTAAACACCAGTCAAGATAGCCGTCTAAACAAAAAGGTTCGTGCAAATCTCCGATGACTAAAATATTTCTAGTTTCAGTTTCTCGCATTTTCTGTAAAGCTGCTACTTCGTGAGGTTTTAATCTAAAACGATTATTTTTTAGCAACGTCTGCAATTCCTTGACCTACAATAAGAACTAGGATAGCGTGGTATAATTCTGTTGCAGTTGCAGGGTCTACTCCTAAATACGTTACAATAGCAGGAACTACTACAGAACTAATTGCGTACCAAAATTTCTTAGACTTTAACATCTGTCCGATAAGGTACTTTTGAAAAAACTTTTTCATAATTATTTATTTTTGATTATTAAATTAATAT